GCTGTAAGAGGAGCGATAGTCTCCTTCATGACAGGTGGTGGTGTCTCCTCACCTAAGGAAACTTCCTCACGTACTGTCATGGTAGGTTCGACACCTAACACGGCATTGAGTTTCTGTTTTAACTCTGCATAGGACTTATAGTTAGATGGGTCAAGAAACTCCTGCAGTTTATAGGCAGAGTTGTAATAACCTTCTAACACACTATCATCATCCGATAATGAAGATGGTGAAGCAAACTCAGACTTATCGTAATTACGATATCCTTCGACGTTGCGAATTTTCAGTTTGAAGTTCGCACCTTCCCAGAAATCAAATGGATTTACTGGATCTTCATCTTGGAATTGTGGTTGCATCAAATCCATAATCTTGTCATGGATCTTCTTACCATACTGATAGAGGAATACCTTACCTTCGTTGGCAGGATTTCCTGGATCAGTAACCACAACAATGTTTGACACATAGTGTAGTCTACGCTTCTGGCGACGAGCGATCTCTTTATCTTCATCACGACCAGAGTTCCAGTGTTGACTATTCAATTCGCCAACTGGATCTGGTTGTCCAATGGATGTAAGAGACTTCTCGATGTACCATCGACCAGTCGGACCTTTGAACCCATGATCCCAATAACGGACCCAGGGTACTTCCTCACCCTCTGGTGCGGGAAGGAAACGGATTTCAGCGTATCCATTACCTGCCTTATCAATCGTTGGTTTCCAGAAACGTTCATCCGCATAGGACTTCTTCTGTTCACCGCCACCACCCGTGGCTTCCGCTGCGTTTACCAGCTTACTGATAAGGTCTTTGTTTCTTTTAAGATTTGCAAAACTCATATTTTTCTCCGTATTGCTGTAGTATTGACTGTAGTATCATTATAAACGATTCGAATATATTTGTCTACTCGAATGATAATTCCTCTGCCGTTTTAGGTAGAAGATTTAGCTTCATTGCTTCCGCTTCGATCTTACCTTTGACAACAGGGTTGACGTACTTATGCACGTCATAGTGATCGATACTCATTTTCTCGCATAGATCTAATGCAGCATCGATATAACTTGACTCCTTCTCAAGTACGTACTCCTCAATCATTTTAGAGAAGGACGACCTACTCAAGAAGACCTCTTTTTCTTCACTCATTTGTTGAATGTCCTCATTATAATAGTGTCTGTATTTATACGACCATTCGGTTTCGATGGTTTGGTTGTCAGACTGTTAATCTTTTGTCGTATCTCACGGGGTGTCCCGTTCTGAATGACGGTTAGGATTTCTTCAGGTTTTCTTAATGTAAGTTGATTAGACTCCTCTGTGTTGATGTTTTGAAGTGTAGTACCTTTAATCTCAAACCCGTTTGCTGAGTTAGAGACGTACTCCGTCAAACGTCGATACTTAACGTTGAAGACGAAGACACGTTGTGCGCCAACGATAGAGACCGGATTGATCGAAGCAATCTTATAGTCTTTACTCTCTTTGGCATACTGTAGTTTTGCCACCTGCTTGTCGGCAGTACGAACTCTAGGTTTGACCTGACGTACAGCACGTTTCTTATTCATATATTTTTCAGCATCAGATACGATGCCTTCCATGAATGCTTTGTACTTTTTACGTTGAGTGATATTCATCCAACCATACCCTTCGAGTAGATCAGATGATTTTTTATCTACGAGTTCACGAAGTTCTTCCAGTATAGGAAGATACCTCTCGTACACCGACTTCGCAGTAGCAAAGGCAGCATCGATACGTGTGAGTTCATTGTACATATTAAAGTCGGACTCGAAAGTCTCAGGAAACTCATCGATGATTGCCTCAACCTCACTAATGAAGTTGTTTGTCTTACGTTGCATACGAACGGCAGGTGACACACTCGGTAATACTTGAGCATCACTATCTGCCGTCTCAGCCTGCTTGACACTACACCAATTACGAAGCTGATCCATGTATCGATTCAGACAACGATCTGGATCCCAACTTTCTGGAAACTCTTTATCGATGTCTCTCCAGTAGATTGTTGCAGCTACATGGGTAAACATGGTGTATGCATACGTAGGACCACTGAGAAGGAACGATGACTCCTTCTTAAAGTTCTTACGAATCCAGTCACGCACAATCTTTGCCAACTCCTTAGGGTCAACATCTGAGTGCACATAGTATTTGAACGCAGTCCAACTATCGAGTGGTGCTGCGGCAATACCAGTACGACGACTGATTGGTGCTTTGACTTTCTTAGGTTTAAGAACTTTTGCTTTTCGAGCCATGCGAATCACTTCTCCATTTGATAATCGATTCTATCAAAATTCGAATAAGGTGTCAAGCCCTATTCAAATTTTGTTACATTAGCAACTCGAAAAGATCTCCATCCATCGGCAAGAACATCAAAAACAGAAATGACTTCTTCATTCTCTTTCGACTCGACACCCTTGGGATGAAAAGATTCTGGAATGATAGTCATGTTTCGAGTACATTTCATGTCTCGTTCTTCACCATTCTTCTTGGTAAACACGACACGACAGATTCGATCAGTCAAATGATCGAGCATCTCATCACGGGTTGGGGTCATTAATTTCTCCTCATATTTGCTACATTAATGGCATCTTCTTTACTGATTACAGGTACAGCATTCGACTTATGCATTTGGGCGATGCCTTTAACCAAGGTACCTGTATACTTATTCTCACGACGTTTTTTGCCGCTACCAGGAACAGCAATCACATCTGAGGTGGGTGAACACTGGCGATCTGATTTGTAATCGGGTATCTCAAGGTGAGCATTACCCTGACCAGTGTATCCCATACGTTTAAGAAACTTAGCATGAGTAGACTCTGCCCGAATCTGGGACTGTGTCTTTTTCCTACTCTTACGCCTACGTGTGGACGTAGTGGTGTAGTAGGTAGGAAGGAGATGCATGCTCATCCCCAGTCCTCT